CTGTGACATGCCATGTTACAAGCCACTCAAAGGGTTCCGGTCCGCAAAAGGTGGTTGGGTCCACCAGCTGCCAATTGGCCACACATACCGGGACCCATTAACCGTGCCGTGTGGTCAGTGCATAGGCTGCAAGCTGGAACGCTCCAGACAATGGGCTATACGCTGTGTCCACGAGGCCCAGATGCACGAAAATAACTGCTTCATAACACTGACCTACAACGATGAAAATCTGCCCCACGGCGAAACTCTCGTACCCCAACACTTCACCAAATTCATAAAACGAATGCGCAAAAATATCGGTCCCATGCGCTACTACCACTGCGGCGAATATGGCGACCAAACAACCAGACCCCACTATCACGCCTGCCTCTTCGGATACGAACCCCCAGACCCAGAATTATTCTCCGTACAAGACGAATTCAAACTCTACACCTCAAAAGAACTCTCAGAAGTCTGGGGACTAGGCCACGCCACTTACGGCGAACTCTCATTCGAAACCGCCGCTTATACTGCACGCTACTGCACCAAAAAAATTACAGGCGACCAAGCCCAAGACCATTACACCTTTATCGACGGATCAACCGGCGAAATCATCACCAAACAGCCCGAATATGCCACCATGTCCAGACGCCCCGGCATCGGCAAAACTTGGCTCGATAAATACGGCCAAGACACCTACGAAAAAGATGAGGTCATACTCCGCTCAAAAGCGATGAAACCACCGCGTTTCTACGACAAACGCTTTGAACACACTGACCCACAAACCTTCAAAACAGTCAAAACAGAAAGGGAGGAATCCTACCGCAAAAAATACGGCGATACCCCTTGGTATCGAGACGACCTCACAACACGCCAAGAGGAAAAACGGCGACTTCACGCTGGCAAAGTCATTGCCACGAAGAAATCAACCCAAAGGGATAACTTCAAATGAACATCTATTCAATTCACGACAGCAAAGCCTCCATGTTTCTTCCCCTCTTCCTCGCCCATAATGATGGGCACGCTACGCGTATGTTCATCGGCTCTCTGGGTGATAGCTTCACCTACCGAGCCGACTACACTCTTCACTGTCTAGGCGACTTCGATGAGGACACCGGCGAAATCACTACCGAACCACGCATGGTTATGTCCGGCCTCTCAATCGACGCCAAACTAGACCCACGTCCCGCACCAATCCAACAGGAGCCAGCACAATGAAATCCGTCATGAAACACAACTTCGCTCAGGTCCCACGAGCTGACATTCCACGATCCTCTTTCGATCGCTCTTGCGGCCACAAAACAACCTTCAACGCTGGCGAACTAATCCCGATCTACGTTGATGAAGCCCTTCCGGGCGATACCTTCAACGCCAAACTTCACGCCTTCGGGCGTCTTGCTACTCCACTTCATCCCTTCATGGACAATCTCTACGTAGATACTCACTTCTTCGCCGTACCCAATCGCCTCCTCTGGGAAAACTGGGAACGCTTCAACGGCGCTCAAGACAACCCCGGCGACTCTACCGACTACCTCATACCCACAATGTCCGCTACAGCCGGTACAGGGTACGCTGAGGGGTCCCTCAGCGACTACATGGGCATACCTACAGAAATTCCCGACCTCGAGCATTCATCGCTCTGGCACCGCGCCTATAATCTCATCTGGAACGAATGGTTCCGCGACCAAAACCTTCAAGACTCGGTGATCGTCGATCAGGGCGACGGCCCGGACGACCCTACCGACTATCCAATACTCAGACGCGGTAAACGCCACGACTACTTCACCTCCGCACTCCCTTGGCCCCAAAAAGGCCCCGCGGTGGATCTACCCCTCGGCACCTCAGCTCCCGTTACGGGAATCGGTACATCAAACCAAACCTACTCAGCTGGGGGATCTCGCTATGAAACCGACGGAACCGGCACCACAACCTATGCCCAAGACCGCCAAACATCGACCGCTGGCGTATATATTGAAGAGGACCCGGACAACACCGGGTTTCCAAACATTCGGGTTGATCTTACGGCGGCGACCGCCGCAACAATTAATCAACTTCGCCAAGCCTTCCAAATTCAGAAACTATATGAACGCGATGCACGCGGCGGTACGCGCTACATCGAGCTTCTCAAGTCTCACTTCGGCGTCACCTCACCCGATGCCAGGCTTCAACGCCCCGAGTACCTGGGCGGCTCGTCATCACCTATCAACGTCACAGCAGTTCCACAGACCTCCTCCACTGACGCCACCACTCCACAGGGCAACCTCGCTGCCTTCGGCACTACCGGCGTCAAAGGCCACGGCTTCAAAAAATCCTTCGTGGAACACTGCGTCATCATCGGCCTCTGCTCCATCCGGGCAGACCTCACCTATCAACAAGGCTTAAACCGTATGTTTAGCCGTCAAACCCGTTGGGACTTCTACTGGCCCGCTCTCGCCCATATTGGCGAACAGGCCGTCCTCAACAAAGAAATCTGGGCCCAAGACCCAGCTAACGTCGACGGCAACGGCGATCCCATCAACGATAATGCATTTGGCTATCAAGAACGCTTCGCAGAATACCGCTACAAACCTTCACTCATCACCGGTCAATTCCGGTCAAACTTCGCTCAGAGCTTAGACACTTGGCATCTCTCCCAAGACTTTGGAACGCTGCCAGCACTAAATAGCTCCTTCATCGAAGAAAATCCCCCGGTAGACCGTGTAATCGCGGTAACAAACTATCCTCACATACTCATGGACACCTACATGTCCCTCAAATGCGCTCGCCCCATGCCCGTCTACTCTGTCCCCGGTCTAATCGACCACTTCTAGCTTTCATATAGGTTAGATTCCTATCGGGCAGTACGCGCAGGCCAACAGGCCGAGCATCTTAGAAAAAAGCCCGGGGAAAATCTCAGATTTCCCCGGCCATCACTTAAAAGGACCACGCCTATGAGCTTCCTGTCCTCTCTTATTACCGGCCTCGGAACCGTAATCGGCGGCCCTATCGGAGCCGTCGCAGGACCCATCGTCGGCGGCATCCTCCAGAACCGCTCCAACAAAAAAATATCATCAGCTCAGATGGCCTTTCAGGCTAATATGTCCAACACCTCACACCAGCGCGAAGTACGCGACCTAGAGGCAGCTGGCCTCAATCCAATCTTATCTTCACGCTACGGCGGCGCCTCTACCCCTCCCGGAGCCGGCATCCCGGCCGTAAATGTCGCTAAAGACATGCCTCAATCAATATCAACCGCCACCCAAATGCGCCGCGTCAAAGCCGAAATCGCAAACCTCGATGCACAATCCGCCCTCGCCATCGAAAAAGTCGGCACCGAAAAAACCCAACAGGCGCAAAATCTCGCCAATTCGGCCCTATCATTTGAAAGGGTAAATTCGGAGCTGGCCAATCAGGGTCTAGCAACCGCAAACACCGGCCTCACAAAACAGAAAACCGCTACCGAATTGCAAAACACCGAAATCGCAAATTCAATCTTCCAGAACAACATGACCCAAGGTCGAATCCTCTTCCAAGAACTCTCAGTAGCAAAACAAAAAGCTCTCGTCGCAGAAATCCAATCAAAACTCACCTCCACCGGACTCGGCAAAACAATCATCTGGCTCCAGCAAATGGGCGTCGAAAAGCCCTCAGAACTTATCTCTTGGGCCAAGCCAAAATTCCTCGGTGGAAAAAAATCCAGACGACCAAACCTAGTGGAGTAAGACAATGAAATTTAAAACCGCATACGCGAAACACGAGAGAGAGACTGCCCCCTGTGTGGGCAAGTCTCTCACCCATCAATCCGAAATGGCTTCATGCGATATAAATCGCATCATGCACAAATTCGAAAAAACCGGCATCCTCGAGCATCGAAACAACTTCGAAGGCCAATACGGCGACTTCCTCGATGCGTCCGACTATCAGACCTCCATCAATCAGGTCATCGAGGCGGACGAAATGTTCCAAACACTTCCGGCAAAACTTCGTCGCCGCTTCCATAACGATCCTGCCGCCTTCCTCGAGTACGTCTCAAATCCTGAGAACACCGAAGAGATGTATCAGCTGGGACTCGCTATACGCCCCGCTGAGGACGACAAAGACGATCCGGCACCCCCTACCACCAAAAAGGGCTCAAAGCGCCCTATGCTCAAGCCAGAGCCCCCCTCAGACCCAGAATCTGAGGATTAGACGACCAAAAACGTTGGTCCTTGCACAGTTCCTCTCTTGATGTAACTGTGCTGACTGACACCATTCAGTCCAAATCGAGGTTATCCGAGATGAAAAAACGCCAAAAAATGTCCCGCAAAAAATCCCGCCGCAACTTCCGCTCTGGTGCCGGTACAAAAAAGAAGAACTATCTCACCGGCCTAATGCGCGGCGGCATACGCCTGTGACATGCCATGTTACAAGCCACTCAAAGGGTTCCGGTCCGCAAAAGGTGGTTGGGTCCACCAGCTGCCAATTGGCCACACATACCGGGACCCATT